TTTTGTTTAAAACAATTTTCTAGAAAATTTGTTCCAGAATGTCTTTCTCCAAATATAGAAATTTTGTCAAAATAAGCAACATTAGTATTGCAAATTTGTAACATAATTAAACCGTTCTAACTGATCCGTGTAAAAATTTAAATGTAGGAAAGCGAAGGCTCAGGCCACCATCTTGATTTTCACTCTCTGAGAAATACTGAACGGTTATAATTTTTCCAAGAATCTTATTAGGATCTTGATAAAACTCTTGTCTTTGGTCAATAGTGAATCCACTACCAACTCGTACAGTATATCCCTTATGATTAATCATTACACAACTCAACATAGTTTCTTCACATTCAGCACCATCTTTTACATATCTAAATGGCCCCATTTCAACATCAACAACTTCATACTCGTCATCAAAAAACTTTTTAACTTTTAGAAGGTCTTTACTACGCTTACCTTTATAGGGTTCGTCTGCTCGTAGCATAACACCCTCCCAACCATAATCTGCGGCTTCTTTAACCCATTCTTGGAAATGTTCATCATTATGAATCAATTCTTGTTCAAGTAGAGTGAGACATGGACATTCATTCTTGGCCATAATCTCTGTCAGATTTGCCAAACGAATAGAATAAGGACGATTCTTTTCGCCTTTCTTACTATAGAATTCATCATGACTAATCATATCAAAAATTTTAAAAGATGGATTGGGAATAGTATGATCCTTCTTTTTAAGTTGTTTCATAACTCCTTGAAAATCTTCATTTCCATCTTCGTCTACAAGACAAAGTTCACCATCAAATACTACATTAGTAACATTAAGAGCCTTAATACCGCTCCTAACGATAGCAAGAGTATCAAATTCCTTTCCCGTGCGGGAGTAGAAGGTAGTGTCACCATTACTATCAACAATACCAATACATCTAGCACCGTCAATTTTTCTGCTAACATACCAACCATCCTTCCAATCTACAAGTTTAGGTTCATATTTATCTGCCAATGCAACACTAAACTCTGGAATATGATCTGGAATAGCCTTATTAATAATCTTATCCCCAGCACGGGTTTTCAAGTCTTTATCAATAATGCAATAAATGAGTTCTTCAATATTGTCTTTATTTGACTGACTATCAATAAAAGTATGTATTGCTCCAATAGCATCATACCCAGTAATCTTTCGACTCTTTAGATCATCCAGAAGATCAAAGAAATTCTTATAAGACTTTCCTCTCAAAGAACTTTTCTTCTTCAGATTATCGCTGGTTACATTGTATTGCCACAATGGATGATAAGTATAAAGAAGAATTTTCTTGGTAAAATTTGCAGCCTCAGAATTATGACTGCAATAATCCTCAATAATTGTTTGCTTGTCAATAGTGCTGCTTGTGGCCCTAAGATCACGAACCATTCCCATAACATAATTAAAATCGTGAGTCATCCAAATATTCTCCATTGTTTAGCGTAGTATACCATACGCTAGTTCTATTGTCAAGTATCGACAACCTAGTAGTGTGTCTTGAATCGTTTACTTAATTTTGTAACTAAATCACTTCCTGCTGTTGGGAAAAAACAGGGTAAAATAGAATGAACGATTAAATAAAATCCAGCAAGTAGACAAGCACACCCATAAAAAAGAGCAAAAATCATATGCTCTATATAAGTCATATTATTTTCTTTGAGATGATTATTCCATTTTTTAATAAGATTCATTATTAGTCTTTGCTGCTAATAAGTAGTTCAATGCTCTAACTATAGATTCTATAGTATCTCCTAATACACCCATTGATCGGTTACAATCTTCACACAACCAACCCCTAAATCTCTTAGTCTCTGGATCATGATCCAAATGCCATTTATAAGGAACAGTAAATTTTTCTGGTTTTTTACAGCAAATGGGACAAATTTCTGGTTTATCTGGTGCTACTTTTTTTAGTTTATATCTAATTTTACTCTCTTTAGCAACACATTTTTTGCATCGTGAATCAAAACCATTTTTTCTGGATTTATGTTTAGCAAAAGACTTTCCGTTTTTTCTTTTGCCGCATTTAACACAAATTTTTCTAGTCATTATTTTGTTTATCTATTTGATTATACATATCTGATCTTTCTTGATTAGATTCTCCAGATTGTAAATCAGTATGATCATAGTCCATAATATCAGTATCGGGAGTTACCCATCGCATATTTCTTTCTGCTGTCCAAAGAGTTTCATTATATTTACGATGTATAACTAATTCATTCTTAATAGTGAAAGATGGATCGTGCATTACTAGTCTATTATTTGGCTGAATAGCAAAATTACCATTATCCATTTTAATAAAATGACCACATTTATGTTGTGAGGGAAACTCACTAAGAGTAAAATCTGTATCCCCACTATCAGTTGATCCTGCCCAATCTAGCGTAAACAAATATCTCCCAGTATATTCAACTCTCCTTCTAGAAATAAATTTACAAGTATGATTTCTTAACACTGGATAAGATGTTACAGAAACGTGATACGAGAAAGAATCCCATAAAACTAATTCGTCTAATTCTTGTTGTGGACTATCAAGTTTCCAACAAAAAGCGTGAATAGGCATCCTCCACCATAATCCTCCATCTTCCATAATAAAATGAAATAATGGTGCCTGGGCGGGAATAGAAGTCATCCCAAATATATAACATGGAAACTTTTTATCAAAAGAATCTTCTTGGTTGCGTAGAAAATTTCCACGAACATATCCACCAATAACAGGAATAGGAGTATTTAAATATGCCATATTTTTAGTGGACGAGAGGGGAGTCGAACCCCTGTCTTATCATACTTCAAATTACATTCTCTACAAGTTTATTTTGTTCATAGATTAAATGGGGTTACAGAACAAACAAGACTAATCCCATCTTACCAACTTCTCTTAACTTACAACCCGTTGGATATTGTAAGTGCAGAGGGATTTAACGACAGACTTTTGATCCCTACCCTCATTCGGTATCGCAGTCTGTTGCTACCCTTTTTTGTCAGGCAGCAAGGGCTAACTGATTTGTGCCAGTTAAAGCATTTGGTAGATTTTTAAAGTGGCCCTTCCACCAACCACTACTTGCCAATATAATCGTCTTTATGTAGTCGAAACCTTTACTCGCCCAATCCTTTCTTTAATACACTTTTTGTATTGTCATCAAAACCTAATTTCTCCAATCTCTTAATTTCATTTTGAATCTGCTGAAATTCTTGTTGACTAGTTCCACAACGCCAAAGAACAGCCTCAGATTCTAGACTAGACAATCTAGAATAGAAATGTAGATTAAATAGAAAAGACGCAAATAACAACCCAATCAAAAATGTATAACTCACCAAATGATTTGAACGATTAGTCATAAATGTTTGTTCCTTTTTATAGTTCAAAAATAAATAGGGGATAAAGGAGTTGAACCTTTCTCTTGAACTGCTTATAAGACAGGTGACCACTACCGGCGGTCGCATCCCCCGTGTTTTCTATTATACACTATCGTCCAATCCCTGTCAACTCTTGAGATATTTTTCGTAATAGTTGCGATAAATACTCATAATGATGCCACTAGTTGTTCCAACATTTAAAGATCGTACACTTCCATAAGTAGGAATAGTTAGAACACAACTACAAGACATAAGAATCTTTTCTGATAGACCAGCATTTTCTTCTCCAAAAATAAAAATTGGCTCATCAACATTGGAGAAATCAAAAGAGAAAGGATCAAATGTAATATCTTTGTATTCTGGAATATTATTCTCAACAGCAATTAATGTACGACCACTAGACGAGTGTGACTGAATAAAATCTTCTTCAGTTTTATGATGATACATTGAAGTGTAATGATGGGTTCCAACACTACCTCTTTTATCCCATTTCTTTTTGCCAACGTAATGTACGCTGCTAAATCCAAAAAAATTAGCATTACGAATCATTGTACTAAGATTAAAATCTCCGCCAATATTAATCATAGCCACGCTTGCTGGAATACTGTTCTTAGTACAGTAATCACTAATCTCAGGAACGCTCAAATGTTTAAGACTGTCTATTACGTTCATCTTCAAGGTCTTTCAATTCTTGTTCTAGAATTTTTCTTTGATTATACATTTCTATACAATTTGTACAAAAATCCGAACTGATATATTCTCTTATATCAGCAATTTTATCCTTGATTTTTTTTATTTTTTCGTCTAGATTTTGGTTTGGTATCATTTTTGGGTTGCTCTTTAGTCCAGAATACCATTTCATTAAAATTATCATCCCACGCACACTCAACCAAATCTTGTGCTGCTAGTTTTGATAGTCCAACACTATGAATCCAAACCGCTGTTTCTTCAAAAATTTTCTCATTAGTATCTTCATCAAGCAAAATTCTGTTTTCGTCATCGTGACCAAGACAAAATTCTTCAACCAAATTAATCATTTGTTTCAGAGAAATATAATCATCCAAATTATCTTCAGTATCACTAATACTTTTTGCTGCTGCACTTCTCATTTGAGAAGCATAACCGTCCAAATCTGTGATAGCATAAACTTCTGACATTATAATATCTCCAATTACTTAATATACTTAGATACACCTTTAGAAAAATCATCTCTAGTTATTAATCGGCTAATAGTTTGTTCCATATTTTGGTCACATCTGTTTAGCCATCTATTATGATTATATAATGCTGTAATAATTTGTGGAATCCAAAACTGATAAGCAATAGAATATTCTTCTGGAAAATATTGTTTTAAAATAGATTGTATTTCTTCAACATTTTGTAAGATAGAATCTCTACAGAGATACAATTTCTCCAAAGCATTTTTTTGATCAGAATTAAGGTTCATACTTCTTCAGCAATTCTTGGCTTTAGTTTAAGCAACTTATGCTTAATTTTCCAAACTCCAGTTTCTTTGTTCTGAATATCTCCACCCATATAAATATGACAGAATCCCTGGTGCTTGTCCAAACCCCATGCAAGAATACCATTAGCATCAATACTCTCCACAACAAATCGGCCACGATAACCCATAGGGATGAACTCTCCCCTGCTAACAAAATATGGGCCACCATTAACCTTGATTTTATCTCCCTTAACCAGTTCCTTCCAGTTAATATTGTGAATAATTTTAGTATTTCGCTTTTCCTTGCTTTTCACCTTAAACACAAAAGGAGTATTGCATTTCTTACAAATATATGCTCGCGGGCCAGTAGACGTTCCACAATTATCGCAAGTTTTCTTACCCTTAGCCATGTTCTTTTCTCCTGTTGAAGTGATGCTCTAAGCATACCATGCTAATCGGCTTTGTCAATAGCGTTTCTTTAGGGATTCTTCGATTTTTTTATCTTTGTCTGAAAAAATAGTGAGTTTGCCAGGATTATAATGACAAAAATAACTGCTGTGAATACGTTTCTTAATTAGATTATCTTCTTCAATTTCAATATATACATTAATTCTATAACGATTATCCCATACATTGATAATACGGGTCATTAGAAAATGCTTAGGTTTTTCAACTTGCTTAAAAAGCAAACTTTCAATTTCAAGATCCATTAGCAGTCTCCGATTGATATGTGTCTATTTCAAATCCAATTTTTCCATCTGGCATTTCTATAAAATCTATAGTATAATATGCTAGTGTTTCAAAATCAAACACTGCAACTTCTTCTTGCCAAGGGAAAGAGCCTGGATTTTTAATATCGTTTGCTCTCTCATGCAAATAATTATAAAGATCAAGCCAAGTCATTTTATCTAGCCCTCCAAATATTGGTTTTGTGGATACAATCGGTGTATATTGAGTATATCGCGTAGTTGTACAAAAGTCAAGGTGACATATGAAAATATGCGGAAAATGTAAGATTGAAAAAGAATTAGATCAATTTACCAAAAATAAGACCAAAAAAGATGGTAAGTGTGTATATTGTCGCAGTTGTTATGCTGAAATAAATAAAGCATGGAGACAAAATAATCCAGATAGGGATAAAAAAATTCATCAAAAATGGAAACAAAATAATCCAGATAAAGTTCGTAAAAACAATTTAAAATCATATTATAATAATCACGAAAAACGTAAATCAAAATCAAGACAATATAAACAAGACAATAAAAATATTTTGAGAATTAAGCATAGACTATATACAAATAAAAAATACTATGAAGATATTGAATATAGACTTAAAATTTTGATTAGAGGACGCATATGGAAAGCACTTAAACGAAACTCAAAACAATCATCTTCTTTAGAATTATTAGGATGTTCAATCAATGATCTCAAAATTTATTTAGAAAAACAATTTATAGATGGCATGAATTGGAATAACTATGGACAATGGCATATAGATCACATTAAACCTTGTGCTAGTTTTGATCTAAGTTTAGAGACTGAACAAAAAATATGTTTTCATTATACTAATTTACAACCATTATGGGCTAAAGATAATATCAGAAAATCTAATAAGATTATCTAGCACGACGATTAGCCCGATCAAGAATCCTTAGTTTTTCTTTTGCATTTGCTGGACAAACCACCAAATCCGGTGCTGTTTTATGAGAATAATTCATAAACCCTACAGCACGATTTTCTACGCTACAATCTTTGCAGATAATTTTACGACCAGTTTCAACAAGAAACTCATACCGATCAACACCAACGCAATTTTTGCAGTAAATACAGTTCATGGTTGCCTCCGTACAGCGGATTATACCATAGCCATCGGCATTG